AAGCGAGTGAGACTTGGTAGTCAGAGGAGTCTTATAAACTCTTTCCGCCAGATTAGCGGCTTTGACCTGGTTCGAATCCAGGCACTCGTATTGCTATTCGTTATTTGCGAATAGCGAATAACTCATAACTTTCATAAATAGTTATGAGTTACTTATAACTTAATATGCCTAGAAAAAGAAAAACTTCTGCTGATTGTGATGTGATACGAGAGTATCAACGTAATTGGTTAAGAGATAAACTTAAAAACGACCCAGAATACAAGGCACGACATTACGCAAACAGGCAAAATCGAGCAAAACAAAACAAAAAAAATCTTACAAACTTGAAAGAAAATATTTGTTGTTCTGCTTGTGGTGAATATCATCCAGCGTGTTGTATGGATTATCATCATTTGGATCCAAATGTAAAAGAGAAGGGTGTAGCACAAATGATACAAGGAAATTCTTGGCAAAAAATTCAAGAAGAAATTTCTAAATGTATTTTAGTTTGTGCAAATTGTCATCGTAAAATACACGAAGGTCTAATCACGCTCGTTTAGCAATCTAGGAATGCAATCGTCTCATAAACGATCGAAGGTCGGGGCAGAACCGACAACGAGCACTTGACCACTGCAACTCTAAGAGTTATAATGGTCTTATACACGGGCGTGTAGTCCAGCGGCAGAGACAGGGCGCTTAAAACGCCTCCAGGGTCGGTTCGAATCCGACCACGCCTATCAAAAATAAATATAAGATACGGGAGTAAGTCCTATGTCTTATCGTATCGATCACGCATACTGTTGGTATAACGATGGCAGTATGATTGTGAAGATGTATTTTATCAATCACGTTCCATTCACATTTGACGAACTTCCAGAAGGGCACTTATATGATCAAGATCTTTGTAGAGAAGCAGATAAACAACGTACATATGAACCAGACGATTTATACAGAAACTCTTTCTACCTCATAGATGAGGAAGCACATCCAATGCTGTTTCCTGTAGAGTTAGAAAATCCAGAAGATCTACCAGATGATTTTGAAACTGAATATGGGGAGGATTTGACTTCATAAATAAAACATAGAAATAATTTAGAAGTCATAATACAATGCCTCTGAATAAGTTAGATAACTTTATCAAGAACACTGAAGGTCGCATTTTATATGTAAATCCCAATGATCTTGATGCTACAGATTCAATTACGAATCAGGGAAATTCTCTTGCTAAACCATTTAAAACTATTCAGAGAGCTCTCATAGAAGCAGCGAGATTCTCTTATGTGAAGGGTGATAATAATGATTTAGTAGAAAAAACTACAATTCTTCTATTTCCAGGAGAGCACGTAGTTGATAACAGACCTGGATATGCAATTTACGACAATGGTGGGGCTGCTTTTGCAGTCTCTAGAGCGGGGGGAGCAGGAGTTTTAGCATCTTCTGTTCTATCTCTTGATCTAGATTCAAACTTTGACTTAACTCAAGAAGACAATATTCTTTATAAGTTTAACAGTTATTATGGTGGTGTTGTTGTTCCAAGAGGAACTTCAATTATTGGTCTAGATCTTCGTAAGACAAAAATCAGACCAAAATATGTTCCAAATCCAACAGATTCTTCTGTTAATAATTCTGCTCTCTTTAGAATTACTGGTGCCTGCTACTTCTGGCAGTTCTCCATGTTTGATGGTGATGATACTGGTCTCGTATATACAAATCCAGATAACTTTGGCGCAGCATATCAATCAACTCCAGTATTTTCACACCACAAACTCACTTGCTTTGAGTTCTGTGATGGTGTAAACAAAATTGGTACTTATGGTCTTACAGACCTTGATATGTATTACAGTAAGGTTTGTAATGCATATAATGCAATTCGTGATATTGATCAGAAGTTCCCAGTTGATAGTGAAGGATTTGCAAAGCAACGCCCAGAATGGGAAATCGTTGGTGCATTTGCTTCAGATCCTATTACAATTACTTCCATCATTTCTGGAAATGGAAGCACTGCTAACTCGGTTGTTACCGTTACAACAGAAGAAGCTCATGGTTTAAACGTAGGAACTCCAATCAAGATTAGAGGAGTCAGTGGATCTGGTGTAACTGCACCATATAATATTTCGACGAAAGTTCAAAATATACTTAGCGACACAACATTTACTTACTTGCTACCTGGATTAGCATCTTATCCAAACATCAATCCAAGTCCAAGTGCATCATCAGCAACGGTAACAATTGAAACGGATACTGTTTCTGGAGCTTCTCCATACATCTTTAACTGTTCTCTACGTTCAGTATGGGGCATGAATGGTCTTCATGCCGATGGAAGCAAAGCATCTGGATTTAGAAGTACCGTTGTTGCACAGTTTACTGCGGTTTCTCTACAAAAGGATGACCGTGCATTTGTAAAATATGATAAGACATCTAGAACTTATCAAGGCGTAAACCCAATCGTTCCTGTTTATGGATCTTCTCTTGCGGAAGGTGCTTCTCAAACAGATTCTAACCAAGTATACCATTTAGATTCAGATGCAGTTTACAGATCTGGATGGGAAACAAGTCATATCAAGATCAGTAATGATGCATTCATTCAGGTAGTTTCTGTATTTGCGATCGGATTCACCAAACATTTTGATGCAGAAAGTGGTGGTGATGCCTCTATTACCAACTCTAACTCCAACTTTGGTCAAATCTCACTGAACTCTGCAGGATTTAGAAGAGCAGCATTTGATAAAGATAATAATGCATTCATCACTGCGATTATTCCTCCAAGAGCAGTTGATACAACTGAAGAAGATGATATTGAGTGGTTATCACTGGATGTAGGTCTTACTACCTCTGTAGGTATCTCCAGTCATTTATATCTTGCTGGTTTCACTGCATCAGATAGTGCTCCTTCATCCCAGACTCAGGGATATAGAATTGGTGCTAGACTGAATGATAAACTTTACTTTGTAGGATCGGGCACTACTTTCTCATCCGATATCTATATGTGCGATAATATTATCGCCAGCAGTGGATTTACAACAGCAATCGGAACCATTAGTGCTGTTAAATCATATCCAGTTTCTTCGCTAACATCAAGTGTCTTTACTCTTGGAAATCACAAGATTCAAACTGGTGAAAAAGTTATCATCATAAGTGATGATGGAGATTATCCAGAAAACATTGATGCTCATCGCACATATTATGCTGTTCGTACAAGTGCAACTGAAATCAAACTTGCTACTTCGTATACAAACTCAATTTCCAACCAAACACTTACAGTATATGGTGGAACAAATCTAAGTATCTTAAGTAGAGTATCTGATAAGGAATCTGGAGATATCGGATCGCCAGTTCAGTTTGATCCAGTTAATTCAAGTTGGTTCATTCATACTAATGCAAACAACCAAATCTATAATGCATTTGCATCTGGTGGAACTGCAACTTATGGAACCACAACCGATCTTGTTTATGTAAAGAGAATTTCTGATGAAAGAAGTTTAGATGAAAAACTCTACAAGGTTAGAGTTGTAATTCCAAAAGAACTTGTAAATTCTAAAGATCCTGAAAATGGATTTATTATTCAGACTTCAAGTTCCACTGGAGCTAGAAATAATGCAGACTTCACAAGAATAAGTATTGCATCTACAGATTATGGATATAATAAGAACCCAAGATTTATTAGTACCTGCTCTGCTGTTTCAAATACAGTCACAGTTATCTCTGAACTTCCACATAATCTTCAGACTGGAGATATTGTAGCAATTAAGAGTGTAAAGAGTACAACAAATACAACTGGTGAATACAATCTAGGATACAATGGACTATTCCAGATTTCTGTTACTGATGATGTAACATTTGAATATTCTACAACTGATGTTTTTGGAGTTGCTCACACACCCGGAACATTTACAAGTGACGTAAATGTTAGAAATATAGAACTACCTAGATTTGAAAGAAATGATATGCAGGGCAACCTGTATGTTTACAGAAATGAGGTTATCTCTCAGTATGTTTATAATGTTCAAGATGGAATTTATCACCTGTATGTTCTTGACGCAAATAACGCGGTTCCATCAGAGTTTACAAATCTCAAGTTCAGTCAGTTACCTGTAGATCTTTATCCACAGCTAGACCGAGATAATGTAAATGCAAACCCTCCATCCGCGAAGTCTTTTGCTAAACGTTCACCAATTGGTGATGTTGTAACAAATGATCTGAAAAAGAGTATTACAAGAGAAGCATCTGACTTGATGCTGAAGAGTGTTGGTATCGGTCTTACAATATCTTCAGTTGTATCAACCAGTGGAATTGCAACAATTACCTTTGGAAGAAATCACGGTTTTGCAGGAATTGTAACGTATAGTTCGCTAACTGCTGGTGCATCTTATAGCAATGGTACATATTATAATGTAAAACTTCTGAATGGTTCTCAAACTGGAAGTTGGGGAGGTGCTACTGCGAAAGTTGTAGTAAGTGGAGGTTCTGTAACTTCTGCTGAAATTATCGCTCCTGGTTCTGGTTATAGTGCTGGCGCTCTTTACTTTGATCAGACTAGAATTGGTGCTGGTAATGGTGCTGCTAGATTTAATGTAGTAACATCAGGAATTTCCACAAATATCGGTGATGTAATTCAACTTACTGGTGCTGGAACAACCTCTGATGGTTATTACAGAATTAATTCTGTTGGATCTGCAACAACTATTTCTATTGCTAAGACTTCTGGAGATCCAACGATTCTCTCTAGTCAGTATGCATTCTTAGTCGGTCCTTCAGTTAGAATTACTGGAACAGATTACACATCAAGGACAGGGATTACTACGTTCACCACAGTATCTGCTCACGGATTAGTTGCAGGCAATCAGTTTAGAGTAATTGATTCAAACAACAATAATTTGGGTGATTATTTGGTTAATGAGAGAGTTGGAGTAAACACGTTTACTGCCGTAACAAATAAATCAATAGCAGCAACAAATGGTTATATTCTGAAGCACGGTTTATCATCTAACCAGGGTGTTTCTAATATAAATGGTGAAAATATTGGAACAAGATCTGTTCCATTCTATGCAAATGAAACATTCACTCTGTCTTCTTCCATTACAACCGAAACGACATTTAGTGTTCTTGGTGTAGGTGCTACATCCAACAGATTACCTTTAGGATCCTATATTCAAATTGATAATGAGATCCTGAGAGTAACAAGCAGCGATAACAATACTCAGATTAACGTTATTCGTGGTGCTCTCGGTACACGTCAAGAAAACCATGATGCAGGATCGCTGATTCGTAAGATTGATCCTGTTGCTATTGAGTTCCGTAGACCTTCAATTCTAAGAGCATCTGGTCATACGTTTGAATACCTTGGATATGGTCCAGGTAACTATTCAACTGGTTTACCACAGATACAAGTTAAGACTCTTACTGAAAGAGAAGACTTCCTAGCACAATCTCAAGAACGTTCTGGTGGTGTAGTTGTTTACACTGCGATGAATAGTGATGGTGATGTATTTAATGGAAATACAAAGACCTCTGCATCGAGTGGAGAAACTGTCTCATACGATATTCCAAATCCAACCGTAACTGGTGAAGATCCTTCAAGACTTAGCGTAGTATATGATGAAGTAACAGTTAAAGAAAGACTTCTTGTTGAAGGTGGTGATTCTGGACAAGTATTGTCGCAGTTTGATGGTCCTGTAACATTTAATAAGGATCTTAGAATTAAGGCACAATCAACCTTTAGTGGAAAAGTAAGATTTACTAATACTGACGTAGATTCTATCAATATTTTTGGTGGAACAAATGTTTACAACAATATTAGCGTAAAAGGCACTAATAAACTAACCTTTGGTGATAGTGTTAATCTTTCAATCTATACCAATGGTACTAATAGTTTTGTAGACAATTCTACTGGTAATCTTTACTTAAGAAATTTAAGTGGAGATATTCGCTTTGAATCTATTGGTGGAGAAACTCTTGCTAAATTCTCAGTGAATGGTAACAATGAACTATACTTTGATAATGCTAAGAAACTTGAAACCACTTCAACTGGTGCTATCGTTACTGGTATTACTAGTACAACCGATTTGAATGTTTCCAATAATGCTTCAATTACTGGAACTGCTACAATAGGGCAGATTAATTCACAAAGCATTGCTCCAATAGGATCTGTCGTAATGTGGTCTGGAAACGTAACTAGCGTTCCAACTGGATGGTTACTATGTAATGGATCTGCAGTTTCTAGAACTACATTTAGTGCTTTGTTCGCAATTACTGGAACAACTTTTGGTGCGGGGAATGGATCTACAACATTCAATCTTCCAAACTTGATGGATAGATTTGTTGTTGGTGCTGGAAGTGCTTATGCTAGAAATGCAACTGGGGGAACAACTACTCATAACCATACTGGAAATACTGATGGAACTGCTCTTGGTATAACTCAAATACCTAGACACAATCACACAATCGGTGGTGATGGAGATCACAATCACCTTACAGTTAATAGTGGTGAAATTGGAGGATCTAGATTTAACTCCTTGGTAGATAATGGGGGTCGTCCGCATATGGTAAGAACTGGATCTTATTCCCAAGATAACTACAGATATGCTATTGCTGGTACAGGATCTGGTCCAGATTCTGGTAGGACCAATAATGGAGGATTTCACTCACACGGAGGCGGAACAGGTCTATCTGGTGGAGATGGTGCAGGTAATACTGTAGCTCATACTCACCCAATACAATCTGCAAATAATCTACCTCCATATATTGCTCTTGGATACATTATCCGTTATGCGTGATTTTAAAAATAAATACTTTAAATAAAGCAGCTACAAATGGCAAATTATAGAAAGTCATTTAATCTTAGGAATGGTGTTCAGGTTGATGATGATAATTTTATCGTAAATTCAAACGGTTTAGTTGGAGTTGGAACTTCAGTACCTACTGAGATTTTAGATATTAGAGGAACTACAAAAGTAGTTGGTCTCATCACTGCGACAAGTGCTACAATTTCTAATTTACTTGTACCTGGAATAGGTACATTTACATCCTTAACTGATGGTACTGTTACAATTAGTTCTGGTATTATTACTTCATCAGTTGGTGTTGCGACTTTCTATGGAGATGGTTCTGGACTTATCAATATTCCAACATCCCAATGGGTTGATGTTAATACGGGGATTGGAATAACTAGTATTTACGCTGCTGGTGCTGTTGGAGTAGCAACAAATTATCCTTATTATTACTTCCAGGTTGGTGGAAGTCCAGACACAAGTTCTGGAGTTGGGTTTAACTCAACTGGCGATATCAAGGTAAGTGGTATAGTTACAGCAAATGCTTTTGTTGGTGATGGTGGAAATATTACAGCGTTAAATGCTGATAATATCAGCACAGGAACAATAAGCACATCTAGGCTTCCTTCAAATATTATTGTATCTGGAATTATTACAGCAGGATCCTTTGTTGGAAATCTAACTGGAACGGCATCAACTGCAAATGGTATTACAACCACCTCTATAATTTCAGTATCTGGTGCTTCTATTGGAGTTGCAACTGTTACTAATAATTTACTTGTAAATCAAAAAGTTGGTGTAGGTACAGATAATCCTACAACTCAAGTATACATTAGACAATCTGGAATATCTTCAGTTCACATTCAAAGTGTATCTAATGAAGCAAGTATTTCTGTAGCAAGATCTGATAGTTCAGGTAAGGGTGTAGGTAGAATTAGATTTGGAAACAGCAATCTATCTTATGTTTATAGCACTGATCAATCTTTAGATATTATAAACTATGATGATGGAAATGTCAACTATTATCTACAGTACGGAAGTGCTGGTGTAGGTACAGGAAACTTCAATTGGATTTATGGTCAAAATCCAAATACATCATTAATGACTTTAACTTATGATGGTAAGTTGGGAATTAATCAAGCAAACCCAATTAGCACTCTTGATGTTGTTGGAACATCCACTGTAACTGGAAGTTCATATGTTGGTGGAGCTTCAACCATTGCAGGTAACTTAACTGTTGGAGGGTCTCTTTCAGTTACAGGAACAATTCTATTCAACTCTCAATTAGTTGGAACCTTAGGAGTATCTACGAGTACATCACCAACATCTTATAGTCTCCAAGTTGGTGGTAATCCAGATAGTATAAATGGAGTTGGAATTAGTTCTTCTGGAAATGTAAAAGCAAGTGGGACCGTAACCGCAACTACAATTTCTGCAACTGCAGTTAATAGCACTTACGCCAATATTTCTGGAATAATTACTGCATCTTCATTTGGAAATGGTACTGGAACTGCAAACTTATCTAATATAAACTCAGAATCCTTAAATGTTTCAAACACTGCTAGCATATCAACCGTGTTTGCTACCACTGAATTAGTTCTTCCTACTTACACAAACGCAGAAAGAACAGGACTTTCTACAAGCACTGGATCTGTTATTTTTAACACAGATGCTGGTAAGTTCCAAGGATACACAGGAACTGGTTGGGTTGATTTCCACTGATACTTGACTTAACCCCATAATGCTGCTAGACTACCTTTGTCTGGGTTGAAGATGAGAATCTAAGCCTCTTCAAGGACACTTTGAGAACCGTCCACTGGGTCGCACCAGGGGCGGTTTTCTGCTATAATAGTTTCATACGCGATGAGACCTGTGATTCAACTCCGTCCTCACCAGCAACGTGCTCTGGATGCCCTGCTGCAGTATCGTAAAGGTCAGGTTATTTTTCCGACTGGTGGTGGTAAGACCAACGTTGCTATCTTTGATGCTCTGCGTGAGTTTCAATCCGATGCTCCTAAGACGATTGTAGTGGTTGCTCCTCGCATTATGCTTGCCGAGCAACTGTCTTCTGAGTTTCTTGAGTTTATCACGACTGCTGCTGTTCTGCACGTTCATAGTGGTGAGACGCATCACCAAAGCACCACCAAACCTTCTGAGATTCATAACTGGTCTCGCCGTGCCTATAAGCATCAACTGATTTTCACCACCTACAACTCCCTGCAGCGTCTGCAGCAGGCAGACATTCAAGTTGATACCATTTACTTTGATGAGGCACACAACAGCGTTCAGCGTCACTTTTTCCCTGCTACGGAGCATTTCGCTGCTAATGCTGACCGCTGCTATTTCTTTACTGCTACTCGTCGGACTTCTGCGACTATTTCCAAGCCTGGGATGAATGATGTTGCCGTTTATGGTGATATTATTTACCGTGTTCCTGCTCCTAAACTGGTGGAAGAGGGTTATATCCTTCCTCCAGTTATTAAAGCAAAGAAGTTTGAGGTGCTTAAAGCAAATGAGATTTCTGCCGACCGTGACTGTAACAATATTATAGAAACTCTACAAGAAAATAGCACCAGCAAGGTTCTTGTTTGCGTTAAGAGTGCTAAACAACTTATCAACTTGATGTCGCAAACTGATTTTGCTACTCAACTGAATGATATGGGATATTCTTATCTTTATATCACCAGTAAGACTGGTGCCGTGATTGACGGTCAGAAAGTCAACCGTGAGGTTTTCTTTGATACTCTTAATGCTTGGGGAAAAAACTCTAACAAAAAGTTTGTTTGTCTCCATAGAAGCATATTGAGTGAAGGTATTAATATTAGTGAGTTGGAAACTGTGGTTTTCCTTCGTAATATGGATGTGATTGAGATGACCCAAACTATTGGACGAGTTCTTCGTAAGGGTAGTGATTGTAAGACCTTTGGTTTGTGTGTCGTGCCTATTTACTCTCAAGTTGGTATTTCCACCGAAAAGCGACTTCAGAATGTTGTTGATACCATCTTTGGTCGTGGTGAGATGCTTGATAGTATAGTCAAGAGATAGATATATGTGGGCAGCAACTGTAGGTCTTGGCGGAAATGTAGTTGCGTAAGTCCCACCTTTATGCTATAATAAATAGATATAGTCTCGCCAAGACCTACAATGAAAGAATACTACACTTACGCATACTTGCGTGAAGACGGCACACCTTATTATATTGGTAAGGGGAAAGGAAATCGTGCGTATGTTAAGCACGGATTTCATACTGTTCCACCAAAAGAAAGGATACTTATCCTTAAAAATAACTTAACTGAAGAAGACGCATTTAAGCACGAAGTTTATATGATTGCTGTATTTGGTAGGAAGGATATAAAAACTGGCATTCTATACAATAAAAGTGAAGGTGGAGCAGGTGGAGATACTGGATACTTTGGTACTGAAAGGCATAAAGAAAATTGTAAGAAGAGAAGTGGTGATATGAATGGTTTTTACGGTCGCAGGCACACCCCAGAGACCCTACAAGCGATGAAAGACTCTCTAAAGGGCAGAACTGCTTGGAACAAGGGAAAGCGCCTCCCAGAGGAGCAGATAAGCGCCCACGCACTTTATATGAGAGAATGGAGGAAGAAAAGACGGTCTTAAAACTGGCACACTCTGCTTCACTCTGCTATCATTCTGCCCTACAATACTCAAACACAAGGAGGAATCCCCCAATGCGCTGCAAAGTTCAACTGTTTGTTGCTGGTAAGGTCTTTGATGAGATCGTAGAGGCAAAAGATTATCAGGATGCTAGGCGTACTGCACTTGCCCGCAATCCAAGTGCTAAAGTGATTGGTGTGACTGCAGTATTCGGATGAACATTCAAAACGAAGGTCTCCTGAATGCAAAACCAGGAGATCCGAACGGATATGTGACTAAGAATGGAGAATGGGCAGCAGTTCCCTGGGGAAAGAAGTTTGTAATTCTCCATAACGGTCAGCAGGTTCATACTGCTAACAACTTTAAGTCCGCAAAAACCTACATCCAAAAGTCCGCAAAAGGTGCATCGGTTGCATCTCTCAAACAATTTCTATGACTCAAACATTTACTTGCACATCTGATGTCCCTTATGATAGGCACAACTACGAAGTTGTGCTGAAAAATAACAAAAAGGTATTTTTCGACAATTGGGAGGACGTTCAGGTGTATTGGTATCAAAACTCACAGATTCCAGATTTTTTAGATGTTATAATCGTCAAAGATAAAAAAAAGGTTAAGAGTAAGGGATTTACCCAATAAATATTACAAATATGGGAGAAGGTAATGGTATCTCTGTTACTTACAACAACCATATCTTGTGCTGATGCCTTGAGTATCATTCATCGTCTTACAAAAGTTACTGGACTAACTCCGATTCAGAAATCGGAAATCATTCAAGAAGTTCGTAAGGCGATTCCCTTTTGTCCTGTAACTATTAAAAAAGATGACAAATGATCAATGGAATCGTGGTTTAGACTTGTTTATTGAATCGGTTCATAAACCAGATTCCGAACTAAGGCAAGCAGCACACGACCAGAAATGTTACAATGAGTTGATGTATGTTCGTGATAATGTGTTAGAATATTTGAAAACTCTAAGAAAATGAGTACGTCATATATCTACTTCATTATATTTTTTTGCATTGCTTATCTGATTATTACCGATCAATCAATAGCAAAAGCATTCTATATGCTTACTCAATTGCTTAGAGTTGAGTATGAAAAAATGAAGTGGTGGATACTTTATAATCCTAAGAATCCGATTGTGAAGTATCTAATGTGGCGGCGTTCTATGAAACTCGCAAAGGAGTTAATGAACGAATATAAAAATAAATAACCCTATATCCAGTAACACCTATGCTTTCTACACAATATCGCCTGCGTCTTGAAGCAATTTGTGAGAAGATTGTACTTCATGAAGAAGTAAGTTTAGAAGATATGATTTGGGCAGAGAAACTTGCAAAAGCAAATCGCTCTGCTGGAACAATGCTTCGTCAGGCAAGAAGAAAAGCAGAAAATCCTAATATGGTTGAGGGTGATTTGGATGACTTCATGAATCAGTTAGATTTGGGTGGATTGGGACACGAAAGATTTGGTCTTCGTGGATTTGATTCTCCTGAAGATTTGCACGATTGGTTCAAGAGAGATGATGACGAAACCGATTGGAGGCAAAGAGACTAATGAAGTCATTCAATGAATTTCTTTCTGAAGAAGAAAAGTCATCCAAAGCAACAGCAGGTTACATTGATGAACCAAAGGGTAATGAGAAATGCTCTAACTGCAATATGTGGAGACCACCTAATGCTTGTACTGCTGTAAAGGGCAAGATTTCACCTGATGGATGGTGCAAATGGCATCAGTATGATAGAAAAAATCGGGGTTGACGAAACGCTTTAGATACCCTATAATACCAACATATACACTATGATTATGGACTATAAACCCTATAGTATGGAATGGAGTCGGCGGCGCTACCTTGCCGAAGCAGTCCAAAAATACTTTGATACTGATGCGTCTGTAGATGTTGTTCTGGACGATATTGTAAGTGTGCTTGAAGAGAATGTACAGCACCACAAGAGTCGTGCTGAACGATTTCAAGAAGTTTTGAATGGTTTGAAGTCACTTCCTTATTGATATGAAACCCAACTTTCGTAAAGTTCTTGAAATGGCGTTGGAAGAAGGCGTAAGATATGGATATAACCGTGCTCATAAACATGTAGAGAAACCACATGAGGATGCTGTGGTTGACTGTGTGGTTGAGGGTGCAATGAATTCTATATATGAATGGTTTGATTTTGAGGACAATAATGAAACCAATTAAATTTTTTCAAGTTGCTAAATGGTCTTATCGTGAAGACTTTGGACACGAGTGGTATGTTCAATTTCTATTTACAGACCGTTGGGCACTTCTTCAGGCATCGATTTCTTGGAATGATTATCCTGGTTATCCATATATTCAAATCAAATCTGGAACTGGTAGTCTTTTGAGTATTATTTTCTGGGCATATAAGTTTGGATTTGATATTGGTTTTATTGAGTATACTTGGAACTGGGAACGATTGGAAGAGATAGATGAAGACAAAACTGAACTGGTTTGAGTATTATTTTGGTCACTGCCTGCAAACTGGTTGGCATGAGATTGGAAACAATTTCAAAATGTGGAAAGACCTTATCGGTGGAAATTATAAGGATTATGCTCTACTGAAAACTGATGATCCATTTCAAGAGTGTTACGAATGGTTCTGGTGTAGCATCAATATGGATGAAACATATCCAAAAGAGTTTCTGGAATATCTGATGGAAATGTGTGATAGAATTGATAGAGGTGAAGAGAAACTGATACCGTTGACTGAAGATTTTTTTAATGACCTTAAAGACCTTGTAAAAGATGTGGAGTTAAATGATGAAGACTTTACCTGATAAGAAAGACCTTGATATTATGTGGACGGTTGCCACTTCGACCAGTATTGAAACTGGCATACGACCCCACTACGGGTTTGCCCAGATGCTGTATGATTACCTTACAGACAAAAAACCTCTTGTTGAACTGCGTTATGAACCTCAAAGAAAAGAAAGCACTCCTGAAGAAACTTGAGACTGCCTGCAACACTTGTTTTGATTGTGGGAAGAAGTATGGAGTATATTCTGTAGGATGCTCCTCTGTTTATGAAGCAAAATGTGGTGTATGTGGTGAAACCAAACCTATCACTGAAACTCGTGACTTTGCTTACTTCATTACTGGTATTCGCAAACTGAAACAGGAGATTCAAAATGAGAAAAGTAATAGTCAAACCCAAATCTAGCAAGGCAAAGAATCGTCTTGCTAATACTATGGATAACAATCCTGTTTGTATTGTAGAGCAGGACACTGGTGGTGAATTATTCCTTGCTTCTGAAAATCGTAAATACTTTTTTTGGGTTAGCACTCGTACTGGCACTAACCGTTTTGGTGACAAATCTGACGCACATTGGGAGGTTATTGAATGAGTTTTTCAAAAACTGTTTCTATATTTGCGGCACTTTCATCAATTTTTGGTGCATCTATTGCAGGTTGGAAACTGGCAGATTCACAAAAGGAAGTTCCTTTGAGTCCACTGGATCAAAAGGTAATGGAACTGGAAAAGAAACTGGATCAAGCACAACAACCACAAGTTGCTCCACCACCAGTTAATCTTCCAACACCCACTGTTCAAACACCACCACAACCTGTTATACTACCGCCAGTAACACCTCCTCCTCCTGTTCCTGAAAATGCCACTCCTTGATACTCTCAACTACTTCATACAAGACCAAGAAGGGCACCTACAATGCCTTGAATGGGACATTAGGGAAGAAACCAATTATGAGAACAATGACATTGATTGGTATTGTGAACAGTATGATGAAGCAAAACAACGAATAGAAGATCTTAAAATCATCAAATCTATTATTGAGGCACAAAAATGACCTACGATCAACTCTACGATCACATCGTTCATTATATTGCTCAACCACTGGATGATAATCGTAAAGCGTGTTTGATTCTTGGAGCATTTATGGAGTTTATGCTTGATTGCCTTGATGAAGGTGTAGATCCACGCACTATTGATATGACTGGTTTTGTGAATGAGAAACTTGATGAACTGGAGGGCAAATGAGATTTCGTAACATAGAGTTCCGTTGGAGCAAAGTCAACAACAAGTATGAACTCGTCAAGTGGTATACTCACGACTCTGGTGATAGTTGTTATGTCGTTGCCTTCTTCAATAAAACCACAGAAGGTTATGATATGGAAACCATCGGGAATAGGTTCTTTGAGGACAAGGATGCTTGGGTTGTTGGTAAGTATGGTCTAGAGTTTCTAAATGAAATCTTTGAGATTGAAAGGATTGAAGAGGAACTGAAATGAATAAGGACGAATATTACGACTGGATTGCTGAAAATGACACTTATCCAGAACATTCTCATAAGTTCTTTGTAGCACTCTACACAAAATACGAAGGTATTGAAGCAATTCACCGATACTTTGGAACATTTGATACAAGAGAAGAAGCAAAGGTATTCGCAGCAGATTATAAGGACAAATATACAAAACCAGGATTTATTTCAAGTGTAAGAGTGTTTCCCTTATGTGAGGTATTATGACTAAACTCTACAATCGTTCTATGAACTTCTTTGAGAAAATCCAAGTTGGTTGGTGGTGGATTGGGCAAATCTTTGAAGAATGGTGCTATACTATGAGAAATGAAGACGGAGAGTTCTTTAACTATCTTCAAAGTGATTATGTCCGTTATGAGGAGGAGATGTATTATCAGGACACTTTCTAAACTGGCACAAGACCTCACCACAGACCCTGTGAATGCCTTATAATACTCTCATACACACAGAAACCTTATGACTAACCAAGAAATCGGTGAAACAATTGGATTTTATATTATTGTAGGAGTATTGGGTTGGGCACTTGTGTCTTTCTTTTCTCTTACTTGGGCACAAGCACTCATAATCTCTTGGATGTATAACAAACTTATTGATGTTCTACAATGACTAACGAACAAATCTTTGAACTTATGGAGAAACACTTCCATCTTTGCCCTATTCACGATAGTGCTTATATTGAATGGGTTGGGGAAGAACGTGATTTTTTGAAGTTTGCCCGAGCAATTGAAGAACTGGCACAAGACCCCTCCACAGACCCTGTGGATGCCCTATAATACTCTCATACACAAACATCCCAAATGACTTCCACCATTCCTGCTTGTAAGAATTGTAAGCACTTCCAACCAAATCGTGATGAGATGTTTAGCACTTGTGCTCTTTATGAGTATGAGACCGTTGATTACTTTAACGGCAAGGTGACGAAGTATAATGCTCTTGCTCTTGCTATGAGAGACAAAGAAGACCGTTGTGGTCGTGATGGTAAGGACTTTGAGATGAAAGAGTTTGTAGGAGAGGAAGAAACCTTTTTCTACCGAAAGTGGTTGAAAGGATTTTTCACAGAGAGTTGGATGTTTGGATGATGATTGACTTTCTCAAATACTACCTAACCGATGAACGAATTTAATTCTAACCAACAACGAGCAGAAGAACTCCTAAAAGTTATTTGTAAAAGTGAAGCACACAATACTGCTTGGATGCTTCAAGAAGTTCTTCAACATCTTCGTAAGCAACTATCAGGAACTAATAAGGTTGATTTTACTGACGAACTGGATGTGATGTTTAATGCTGGGTGGGATGAATGCCTCAAAGAGATTGATGCTATTTGTGATGAATTGGAGTTGCTATGACCGAACGAGCACAAAAGATAATGGAATCATTCTACAAGGATTGGACTGATGGATGGGATCCAGAAGACCCTATTGCTGTTTCTAATGTTCTTCGTCAAACAATCAACCAACTCCAACAAAGTCCTGGTGTGATTATGTGTGCTGATGTGTTAGAATTGTGTGAGGAATTGGAGAAACTATGATGACTAACACAGCATCCCAAATCTGGGAAACATTCAAAGCAGAACTTACACAACCAGCAACAGATGATATGAAAGAAGCATTAGCATCTTCTATTCGTGTGATTTCTTCTATCATTCATAGAGATGGAGTGCTTGAAAATGAACCTTGGCACCTTCATATTGCTCAAGAACTAAATGAAATCTCTTATGATGTGGAGGCACTATGAAACTCTACCGATACAAGAAAGACGGACACCTTTATACTCTCTATGAGCAGTTGAGGCCATTCTATAATCTTGTAGCAGTTCCTTATTTTCCCAATCAAGGCATTCTGTCTAAAAGTAAAAGGAGTATTTCTATGAATGACTTTATCGTTGTTGCTGAACAATGACTGAACCAACCGACGAACAACTTGATGAACTCTGGGATGAGATTGGGGGGTATTACAATCTTTATCCCGAAGTTAGAAATACTATTCGTGAAGCACTCAATCGTTGGGGAAATGTGGAGGATGAAGAATGATTGACTACACCACAATAGAACTGGAACTCATCTGTGAGGAAGTCGCAAAACTTCCAAAAACCACAGACACTTCCTATGTGGTTCCTGATGTGTTAGAATTGGTGGAACAACGGATTTGGGATTATTGCTACGAATGACTGAACTTCTTAAAACTCCAATAAAATATGTGGTAGATATTCAAAATAAAAAGATTTCTCTTCATCAAGAAGAGGACTTTGAAGTATTATCTTTTAATACTATTGATGAGTTTATGTATGCTCTAACAGATATT